CTGAACATATCGCGCATGCGCTCGGTTAAAGTCGTCCTGATCGCTGGTCTTCCTTGGAACTCATAGGGGAAGTCGGGAAACTGGTCAGCCCATTCCGGCTGAAACTCGTCAAATAGTTCGTCGTAGTTCGACTCCGGGAGTTCCAAACATTCGGGAACATAGGAAACCGGCTCGGCCGTCCTCCTCCCCTTTTGCTTCATAAAATCAAACAAGCCCATGGCTACTCCATCTCGTTGGCTGCCTGGAACCACACCACCGTGCCGATCACGCGCACGGGGCCGTCGTCCATGCCGAAAATCATGTCCTCGTAGTCCTCGAAGCTGTCAGCCGACAGCATCAACTTGGTGCTGCCCTTGTACCAGCGGCGCATGACCGCGCGGTAGTCCTCGGTCTCCACCACGGCGATGGAGCCGTTGGAGGGCTGGCGGTCGGGGTCGACCATCACGTGGCTGCCCTCGGGTATCACCCGGTTCATGCAGTCGCCCTCCACCTCCAGGGCGAAGGCGCGCGGGTGGCCGGCGCACACGGATGCCGGAACCTCCACGCGGCGCGCCACCTCCTCCTCGTCGGTGAGCGCGCCGGCGTGCACGCGGCCCAGCGTGAGCAGCGGCACGGTTGCGCCGCTGGCCACCACGGGAATGGCGCCGGAGGGCATATACGGGCTGCCCTTGGGCTTTTTGGTCACGGGGTCGATGAACGACATCCCGTTATCTTCAATGATGTTGCTTTTAGAAATGCGGAAGTAGTCCGCAATCTTTTGTATCGAACCCATACGAGGTTCGGAGAAACCGCCCTCCCACTGAGAGACGGCACCACGGGAAACGCCCGCAATCGAGGCAAGCTGTTCTTGCGTAACGCCGAACAGTTCCCGCAGTTGGATGATGTTCTCGCGGATACCCATAGCGACCTCCTGTTAACTTCTCTTGCATTTTATTGCAAAATTAACTTGACATGCAATGCTAGAAAAACTAACCTTTGAGACAGTTCGACAAGCGAAGGAGGTGATAAGGCTTGGCGAAGTTCAAAACTCTTCGCGAAGCGCGCGAAGATGCAGGCTTCACGCAGCAATACATGGCTGATGAACTGGGTGTTTCTCGTCCTACATACATAAAGATCGAGGAGAAGCCCGAGAATGCGAGCGTTTTACAGGCGCGCCGCATCTGTGAAATCCTGAGCCGTAGCTACGAGAGCATTTTTTTCGGCAGAAACGCTAGTTAAACTAACCGTAAGGAGAAACAACATGACCAACGCAAGCAACCAGGCCAACATCGGCGCGAATGCCGTCAACGAGCTGCTGGGCCTCGTCGCGAACAGCAGAAACCGCACAGTCATCGACTTCGTGCAAGCGAAGAACGGCTGCATGGAGGAGACGCACGGCAGCCTGAAGCGCCGTATCGCCCGGGTATGGGGCTTCGAGCACGCGGTCATCAAGCTGATGGAAGGCAGCATGACGACGCGGTTCGAGCTCGGCGGCATGCAGTTCAACGTCTACGACTCCGTGCAGTTCAGCGTGAACGGCAAAGGCTGGAGCACCGACTTCAAGACCATCGCGCGAGACGCCGCGTACGACGAGCAGGACCAGGAGGCGGCGATGCTGAACGAGGTGACCGTACGGGGGGGTTCACCGCCCTCAACGTGAAGAGCGGCAAGTGCGTGCTGCAGTTTGAGCTGGACCCGAAGTTCCGTGACTTCATCCCCAAGCTGGTGGAGTTCACGGGGCAGATGCTCAACATCCACGTGTACGACGACCAGGAGGTGATGTTCGTGGATAGGGACACCGGTGAGGTCGCCTACGAGGACGCCCCGCTGCTTCTGCCGGGCGTCGCGGGCGAATGACCCCGATACAGCGCGCCATGTGCGACGAGTGCGCCGCCATGATGCGCGAGTTCTACAAGGACCCAGAGAACGAGAGGAAGTTCCAGGAATGGAAAAGATCAAGGGAAAGAGGGTGCGCGTCGCAGCCGGCAAGCGAAAGACGCGCACCGCAACGGTTCACTTCCGAACCGAGACCAGTGTAACACCCGAGCAGCGCCGCGAGAGGCTGCAGGCCGTTTTCGCCGGCCTGTTCGTCTGCGCGTGCATCGCCGCCACATGGGCGCTGGAGGCAACAGTATGGCCGAGGTAGACGCCAAGGCCCAGGCCCTCGTGGCCAAGGCGTGCGGCTGGGTTGCCTCGAACCCCGATACATGGGCGAAGCTGCGCCGCATCTGCTACCGCCTGATGCTGGAGGGCCACGTCATCCAGCGCGACAACGTGTACACCCTGGCGTGCCAGAACGGCATGACCGTGAGCGAGGCCAGCGAGTTCAAGCGCGACCACAACCTGTGGAGCGTGCTGTCCCGCTACATGGTGCTGCAACGCCCCTCCATGCTGGCCGCCGTGAGCTTCCGCCGCACGCCGGTGGACTCCGTGGACCTGGTGGGCACGTGGGAGGCCATCGTGGGCCCAGCCGTTTTCGCCGCCTCCACGCTAACCGAGGCGCAGGGCATCTACGACAGGGGCGCGCAATGAGGTGCACCGTCACGGTCGAGGGCCGAATGCCGAGCCTGAACGACTACATCAGCGCCGAGCGCGCCAACCGCTACAAGGCGGCGGCCATGAAGAAGCGCGAGACGGCGCGCGTGAGGGCGGCGGCCATGCAGCAGCGCGCGCCGCGCTTCGAGCGCCGGGTGACCGTGCGCACCACGTTCTACGAGCCCGACATGCGCCGCGACGCCGACAACGTGGGCTTCGCGCGCAAGTTCGTGCTCGACGGCCTGGTGGCGGCGGGCGTAATCAAGGACGACTCCCGCAAGTACGTGGAGCAGTGCCCCGACAGGGTGCTCACCGACAGGGCGCGCCCCCGCGTGGTCGTGGAGGTGAGCGACGAGTGACCCGCCGAGACAAGGGCAGGCCGCACAGGGCGTGGCGCAAGGCCGACCTCGACCGCATAGCCGAGCTGGCGGGAAAGGTGCCCGCCCGCGAGATTCGCCGCGAGCTGCGGCTGTCCAAGAACCAGTTGGATAACGCGCGGCGCGTGATCAACGCCAGCGGCGGCCACGTGTCCCTGCGCTGCTACCGCCACCGCCTGGAGCTGTGCCCGTCGTGCGGGTGCCGCAGGGCGACCCTCGGCAAGGACGGCATCTGCGAACCGTGCAGACGCCAGCAGCAGCTTGAGGCCATAGAGGCCCGCATAGCCGAGCTGCTGCCGAGGCTGACCGCAGAGGAGCGCCGCACCTACGAGCGCACCGAGTGCGGCCGAGAGAGCCGCGCCGACCCCATGCCGCAGGCCCCGGACACCTCGGGCACGAGCCGCTACGCCGCCGACAAGGCAGCAGAGGCGCACGACGAGGCCATGGAGCGGTGGCTGTGCCGCTACCTGTACCGCAGGGTCAAGGCGGCGCAGAAGCGCAAGGAGCGCATAGAGAAAAAAGTTCCGAAATCCTGAAAAGTTTTTATCACTTTCAGTTTTCCCAGATAGGAGAAGCAAATGCTCACGGAAATCATCAGCAAGACCATCGCGGACAAGACGGTGGACAGCATCCTGAAGCGCATCGAGCGCGCCGTCCCCGCGCCCGAGCCGGGCGACGGCGGCTTCGACGCCGCCATGCGCCAGGCGTTCAACATGGGGGCCGCCTGCATGGCCGCGCAGATCAAGAACGGCCCCGTGCCCACCAAGCGCATCGCGCTCATGGGCGAGGTGGCCCGCGTGGCGTGCCGCGCCCGCCTGGTGGGCATGGAGTGCCGCGTGGTCGTAGACGAGGAGGCCCGCGCATGCAATCGCTAGAGGAGGTCGCGATCTGCGACGTGTACCCCTACGAGCGCGCCGACGGCGAGCCGATGAACCCGCGCGACTTCACCACCAGGGAGAGCGCCGAGCACATCGCGGGCCTGGCCGCGCAGTTCAAGGCCAACCGCCTCAACCCCGGCCAGCCCGTCATGAAGCCCATCCTGTACAAGGAGGGCGGCATCTACTGGATCATCGACGGCGAGTGCCGCGTGCGCGCCATGAGGGCCATCGGCACCGAGCGTTTCCTCGCCGAGGTCTACGACGACCTGGACGACGCCGAGCTGGCGCGCGTGGAGGCCGCCAAGGCCATGGTGGAGACCGACGCCAAGCTGGGGCTGACCGCCGAGGAGAAGTCGCGCGGCGTGCAGACGATGCTCGCGCTCGACATCCCCGACGAGGAGGTGGCCGTGGCCGCCCGCACCGACGCGGGCACCGTGGCCAAGGCGCGCCGCGCCGCCCGCAGGGTGCAGGACGCCGCCTACGACATGACGCTCGACCGCCTGGCCGCCATCGCCGAGTTCGAGGGCAGCGACGAGGCCGTGGCCGAGCTGCGCGACTGCAAGCAGTCCGAATGGCAGCGCGTGTACGCGGGCCTGAAGGCCAAGGCCGAGCAGAGGCGCAACCGCGCCGAGGTGGTGGCGGTGCTTGCCGACGCGGGCGTCGAGTTCGTCGACGAATGCCCCGAGGGCTTCGCCGCATGCCGCACGTTTTCCGACTACCGCCCCGACCTGGCGGCGCTGGACGCCTACGTGGCCGGCAACGCGGGCGCGGGGCTTCTGGCCGAGGAGACGTCGTTCGGCGTGACCCTGCTGGCGCCGGTGGCCGAGGGGGCCGACGAGGCCGCACAGGCCGCAGCCCAGCGCAAGGCCGACTTCCAGGCCGCCTACGAGGACGGCGCGAAGGCCCGCCGCGAGTGGCTTGCCGCCCACGCGGGCGACCTCAAGTCGATGCGCCGCACGGCTCTGGCGCTGACCGCGTTCGCCATGAAGAGCCCGGCCGTGGAGGCGTTCGAGGAGCTGCTGGGCCGACCCATCGACCGCACGCCCACCCAGCTTGCCGTGGCCATCTCCTGGCCGGCCGCGTGGAGCATGGGCGTCTGTACCGCCTGGGCCCTGGCCAACGACATCGCATCCGTGTACGTCAACGGCGCGACGATCGAGAACGTGACCATCGTCTATGAGGCCATGAAGGCCGACGGCTACGAGCCGAACGAGGCCGAGACGGAGACCTACGAGGCGTGCAAGGCGCGCCTGGAAAGCGAGGAGTAAATGAGCGAAGCAGTTGAGGCCGTGGTCATCGAGCCGGAGGAGGCTTCGGAGCTGACCGTGGCGTACTCCCCCGCCGTCATCGAAGCGAACTTCGACGCCCTGGAGGCGCACGTGCGCAAGCTGGTGGCCGACTACGAGGGCGCGACCTACGACATGTCCAAGGACGAGAACGTGAAGGCCGCCAAGCGCGACCGCACCTACCTGAACGGCATCGCGAAGCAGATAGACGAGCGCCGCAAGGCGGTGGCGCGCGAGTACACCGCGCCGCTGACCGCCTTCGAGGACAGGTGCAAGGCCGTGGCGGGCATCGCCAAGCAGGCGGCCGACGGCATCAAGGCGCAGCTGGACGATGCCGAGGCCGAGCGCCAGGCGCGCGCCTACGCCAAGCTGCGGGAGCACTACGAGGAGTTCGCCGGGCTGCTGGCCCCCGTCGTGCCCTATGAGCGTTTCCACGAGAAGCAGTGGACCAACAAGACCTTCGGCGAGGTGAAGGCATTCAAGGCCCTGGAGGCCAAGGTGGAGCGCCTGGCCCAGGACTGGGAAACCCTCAAGGCGCAGTTCGAGGGCGAGCCGTTCTACGACGAGGCCGAGCGCGAGCTGTTCGCCACCCTGGACCTGGGCGCGGCCATAACGGCGGCGCACAAGGCCGAGGAGGAGCGCCGGCGCATCGCCGAGCTGAAGGCGGCCATGGAGCCGGAACCCGTGGAAGAGCCCGAACCCGAACCCGAAGCGGTGCCCGAGCCCGCGGAATGCCAGCCCGCAGAGTTCCCGCAGCCGCTTGAGCAGATGCCCGAGCCGCAGCCCGCGCCCATGCCCGCCCCGGTGCCGCCAGCGCCGCCCGCACCGGCACCCGTGGCCATGGCGGGCGACCCGTGGACGGTCGTGGTGCCGTGCGCCACGCGCGAGCAGATGCAGGGCGTCGCGGCGGCCCTCAAGGCGCAGGGCGTCGTGGGCACCATCATGCACGGCACGGTGGGCCAGGTTTACGAGCGGATGAACGGAGGCTACTAGCATGACCCAGGAACAGCAGTCCATCGACCTCATGGCGGCCGTTGCCCGCGTGCAGCGCGCCGTGGTGGTGCCCAAGGCCAAGTACAACGCTTTCGGCAAGTTCAGCTACCGCAGCTACGAGGACATAGTGGCCGCGCTGAAGGAGCCGTGCGCCAAGGAGGGCCTGGCGTTCTTCATGACCGACGAGCTGGTGCAGATAGGCGACCGCTACTACGTGAAGTCCACGGCGTGCGTGTTCCCCGCCGAGGGCGGCGAGGGCCTGCTGCAGGTGAGCGCCTACGCCCGCGAGGACGAGCACAAGAAGGGCTCGGACGACGCCCAGGTGACCGGCATGGCGTCGAGCTACGCCCGCAAGTACGCGCTGTGCGGCGCGTTCGCCATCGACGGGCAGAGCGATCCCGACGCCATGGAGGAGCAGCCCGCGCCCGAGGAGAAGCAGCCGCCCGCAGACGGCCCCTTCACGGCCCACTGCCGCAGCTGCGGGGCGCGCTACCAGTTCGCCAGCATGCCGCAATACATGGAGTTCGTGGCCAACAGCCCGTGCTGCCCGCGCCCCGACTGGCAGGTGGAGTAGATGCAGGCGCTCACCGAGGAGCTGGACGAGCTGACCGACAGGCTGGAGGCCGAGCTGAAGACCTGCAAGGAGTCGGGCTGCCAGTACGCCGAGAACGAGGCCGAGTACCGCAAGGCCCTGCGCATCGCCATCCTGAACGAGCGCCAGAAGGGCACGCCCGTCACCATCATCGGCGACGTGTGCCGGGGCCAGGAGCAGATAGCGGAGGCCAAGCGCCGCCGCGACTGCTCCGAGGCCATCTACAAGGCCTCGCAGGAGGCCATCAACGTAATCAAGCTGCGTATCCGCATGGTAGACGCGCAGATCACCCGCATCTGGAACAGCGGGGACGTAACCCAAGGAGGGTATCTATGAGCATCAACCGCGTGTGCATATCCGGCAACCTGACCCGCGACCCCGTGCTGCGCTCCACGTCTGGCGGCATGTCCGTGCTGTCCATGGGCGTGGCCGTCAACGACCGCCGCAAGAACCAGCAGACCGGGCAGTGGGAGGAATACCCGAACTTCGTGGACTGCACGCTGTTCGGCACCCGCGGCGAGAAGCTGGCGCAGTACCTCGCCAAAGGCAGCAAGGTGGCCATCGAGGGCAAGCTGCGCTACCGCAGCTGGAACGACCAGCAGACCGGCCAGAAGCGCAGCGCGCTGGAGGTCGTGGTGGACGAGCTGGAGTTCATGAGCAGCCAGCAGCAAGGCTATGCGCCCCAGTCCTACGCGCCCCAGGCGGCCCCGCAGGCGCCGCAGGCCCGCACGTACGGCCAGGGACGCCCCGCCCCGGCCCCTGCGCCGCAGCAGCCCGCATACGCGCCTCAGGCGGCCCCGCAGCAGGCGTACGCGCCCCAGCAGTACGCGCCCCAGCAGCCGGCGATGGACGCCTCCGCAGGCGTGTACGACGAGGATATCCCGTTTTAGGGAAGGCGCTGGCGACGCTATGGGCATGGTTATACACGACGACTTCTGGGCGGCCGCGCAGGCCATGCCCGAGAAGCAGCGCGCGCCGTTCATCTACGCCATCGTCGAGTACCGGTTCACGGGCAAGGAGCCGCAGGGCAGCCCCGCGTGGCTGCCTACCTTCCTGGTGCTCAAGGGCAGGCTCGATATGGGCGACGAGAAGAGCGAGCGCGCAAGGAAGGCGGCGAACGCCCGATGGGGCAACAGGCCGGGGAATGGAGACGCGGTGGCTGATGCGGCGGCACGGGCACAGGACGATGCGCAAGCACGTGCGGGAGCATATGCGGATGCAGATGCAGATGCATATGCGGATGCAGATGCGGACGCACATGCAGACGCATCGAGTTGCGGCAATGCAGAGGTTGAGGATGAGGTTGAGTATATAGAAAACCCCTTAATCCCCTTTTCCGAAATCGTGCATGCGCTCAACGATGCGGCGGGCACCCGCTACCGAGCCAGCAGCGCCAAGACCCGCAGTCTGATACACGCCCGCTGGGCAGAGGGCTACCGCCTGCCCGACTTCCTGGCCGTCATCGACACGATGGCCGCCGAGTGGAAGGGCGACCCGAAGATGGCCAAGTACCTGCGGCCCTCCACGCTGTTCTCGCCGAAGTTCGAGGACTACGTGAACCGCAGCCCGAAGGCCCGGAAGGGGGCGGACGGCTATGACGAGTACGACTAGCTGTCCGCACTGCGGGGCGCGGCTGGAGGCGAACCTCGCGGAGATCATGGGCCGCCGCGTGTTCTGCGGCTGGAAGCCCTGCGGATGCCCCGGGGCCGTGGCCGAGCGCGCCGAGAGGGCGCGCCTGGAGGCGATGGCCGAGGCCAGAGAGTCCGCCGCCAAGCGCCGCAGGGCCTACGAGCGGGCCGGCATCAAGCCACGCTTCATGGCCGCCGACTCCCCCATGGCCGGCGACATTGCTGCGAAAGTGGGGCAAGGGCGCGGGGCGTACATCTGCGGCCCCGTGGGCACCGGCAAGACCCACCTGGCGAACGCCGTGGCGCGGCTTCTGGTGGACGGCGGCACCAGCGTGAGGGTGACCGACATGCTGGGCGTGCTGGCCGCCATCAAGGGCACCTACGGCGGCGACGGCACCGAGGACGGCGTGCTGTCCAGGCTCTCCAGCGTGGGGTGCCTGGTGCTGGACGACCTGGGCAAGGAGTCCCCCACCGACTGGACGCTGGGGCAGGTGTTCCGCGTCGTGAACGACAGGTACGAGAACATGAGGCCCGTGGTCGTGACCACGCAGTACGGCAAGGGCGACCTCATACGCCGCCTGGCCAAGAACGGCGACGAGGAGACGGCGGTGGCCATCGTGAGCCGCCTGTCGGAGATGTGCGACAAGTACGAGCTGCAAGGCAAGGACAGGAGGCTATCGAATGGCAAACGTTGACACGCTGCCCGAGATCCTGCGCCCCCTCATGGAGGGGCCGAGCATCGAGACGCCCAGGTGCGCCGTGTGCGGCGCGCCGTGGCCGCTCAACCGCCACCACATCGTGAGGCGCGGGGCGGGCAAGCTGTTCCGCGACGGGCGCGAGGTTCCCAAGCCCACGGTGATGCTGTGCGGCAGCGGCAACGGCAGCGGCTGCCACGGGCTGGCGCACGCCAACCGGCTGCACTTCCGCTGGGTCAGGGCCGAGCAGAGGTTCGACCGCCCCGCCCCGCCGGGCTCGGGGCACTGGGAGTACCTGCTGCTGCCGGAACCGACCAAGTACGCGGATGCCCTGGCCATGGACGGCTGGGGTCGGCTGCCGAGGGGCAGGCGGTGCATGTGAGCGGGTACGAGCCTTCAAGCGGGTGGAACCTCCCGCCCGGGTGCTTCGAGTCCGACCCCAGGGCACAGTGGAACCGGCCCGACCCGTGGGAGGGCCGCACGTGCCGGGAGTGCCGCTTCTGCGGCCGCGTGCAGGGCGCTGGCGGCGAGGCCGTGTGCGCCCGCGACGCCATGACGGGCGGCGGCCCCGACGTGGAGGCGGTAGACGAGACAAGCGAGGCATGCGAGTGCTTCGAGTTCGAATAGGAGACGAAACGATGAAGAAGATCTACGCGGTGGCCACGGAGAGCGACGTGGTGCTGGCGTTCGAGAGCAGATCGGACGCAGACGAGTACGCAGGCGAGCACGACGGCATGGCGGTGCTGCCGGTGCCGTGCGTGGGGGCCTACGAGTACCCCAGCGAGAAGCCGGCCACCGACTGGGACCGAATCGCCGACGCTCTGCCGAAGGGAGGCGAACAGGCATGAGGCTGTACATGTGCGCATGCGAACGCTGCGGCAAGGAGGTGCCGGCGACCCTGGCGGGTTACGCCAAGATGGTGCTGAGGAACAGCGCGCGAATCGACGGCAAGGCAAGGGCCTTGTGCCCGGAGTGCGCCGAGAGCCTGCGGGCGTGGTTCCTCGCAGGCGCGGTGAAGCCGGAAGGAAGGGAGTAGCCATGGGAATCATCTGCGATACCTGCGGGCGCGATATCGACGCCCTGGGGCAGGACAACATGGGCGTAGACGCGCCGCTGTGCGAGGACTGCTGGGGCGAGCAGCAAAGCCATACGGTAGCAGTGCCGCGTCGCGAGGCTCGCAACCCGAGGTTCGAGAACGCCCGACTGCGCGAAAAGCTGGACGCCGGAACCGAAGAGACGGCCGTGCGGAACCTGCGCAAGGGCATCGAGACGGCCTACGAGGCGAGCCGCGAGCGCGCCCTGGCGCTCACGAAGCTGGACGAGTGCGAGTTGTGGCTGGGGCGCTGCGAGCTGAGGGTGGCAGCGGCACCGACGCTCAAGGGCGCGGCCCAGGACGCCGCCATGCCTTGCCTCAAGGCCGAAGAGGCGCGCGGCTTCGCGATGCCCGACGTGAACGTGGAGGTGAAGGCCGAGGTAACGGCCGAGAAGCTGGCCAAGAGCCTGCGCGAGGCCATGAAGCCGGCCATGCGGATGGCGGTGGAGTAGCCATGGAGCAGACGAAGAAGAAGCGCCGCCCCAGCATCGAGGTGCGCTGCCCCGCGTGCCGCATGCGCGAGATCTGGCACCACCTGCCCAAGGGCGGCGACCGCTGCCGCTGGTGCGGGCACCTGTTCGAGGACTTCACGTACCGCAAGGTCGGTCCGGGTGCGGAGGAGGACGGGCGATGAATAACTGGGAGCGGTACTTCGGCACGCCGGAGGCCGCGATGCGCATGGAGGTGAGCATGCTGCGCGTCGGGCGGCGGTTCCGCATCGCGGTGAGCGAGTGCAACCCCTTCACCACGTGCATGTTCGAATCGCGCTGGGTGCGGGACTTCGCCTCGTGGGGCGAGTACCAGGACTGGCTCAACGCCGAATACGACGACGGGACCATCAAATGGGAGGAGGACGCGCGATGACGAACTGGGAGCACTACTTCGGGACGCCGGAGCGCGCCGCGCTGATGTGCCTTGAGTACTGCTTCGAGCCGATGGTGCTCGCCGTGAACCGCGTCGAGTGCATCAACGGCAGGCCGGTGCCCGTGCTCGTGGCTTGGTTCAACTCGTTCGAGGAGTACACGGCATGGCTCAAGGCCGAGTACAAGGGGGGATCGTGAGGAACGTGAACTGGGGGTGCCTGCTCGCGATAGCCGCGATCATCGCCATAGACGCGGCTGCCATCTACGCCATAAGGGCGCTCGTGCTCGGCCTCATGGCCATGGCCGTGGCGGCGTGCTAGGGACAACCGAATACGGAGACAGGCAGAGGGCCGTCCTTCGGGGCGGCCTTTTCCGTGCCCGGCGACACGCTTGCGACCATATGGGCCGAGAGATAGGAGACGCATGGCGAGAGGCGAGACATACGAGGAGTTCACGGCCAAGTTCGAGCCGAAGAGGACGACCGACGACTGCTACACCCCGCCCGAGGTGTACGACTGCGTGCTGCGGTGGGCGCACCGGGAGTACGGGTTCGACCTGGCGAAGGTGGCGCGCCCGTTTTACCCGGGCGGCGACTACGAGCGCGAGGACTACCCGGAGGGCTGCACGGTGGTGGACAACCCGCCGTTCTCCATCCTGAGCCGAATCGTCAAGCACTACCAGGAGCGCGGCGTGGGCTTCTTCCTGTTCGCCCCCACCCTGACGTGCATGGGCATCCGCAACTGCTGCAAGGTCGTGACGGGCGTCGGCGTGACATACGCCAACGGCGCGAGCGTCACGACCTCGTTCGTGACCAACCTCGACCCCGCCCAGGCGAGGAGCGCGCCCGACCTGCGCGCCGAGCTGGATGCGGTGATAGAGCGCCTGCGCCGCGAGAAGGCCAAGGCGCTGCCGAAGTACGAGTACCCAGACGAGGTGCTGACCGCGCCCATGCTGGCGCGCTACTCCAAGTACGGCATCGACTTCCGCGTAGGCCCGCAGGAGTGCAGCTTCACGAGGGCGCTCGACGCGCAGCGCGCCCAGGGCAAGGCGATATACGGCAGCGGCTACCTCATATCAGAGCGTGCAGCCGCAGAGCGTGCAGCCGCAGAGCGTGCAGCCGCAGAGCGTGCAGCCGCAGAGCGTGCAGCCGCAGAGCGTGCAGCCGCAGAGCGTGCAGCCGCAGAGCGTGCAGCCGCAGAGCGTTTCGCGCTTTCGCCGCGCGAGCGCGATGTGATCGCGTCGCTTGGCTAGCGCGAAACTAATCAGGAAGGAGGCCGCAGGTGCCCAAGAAGGACAAGCCGCTCACGGCGAAGCAGGAGGCGTTCGCCCGCGAGATGGCCAAGCCCCGCGCCAAGCAGCAGGACGCGTACCGCGCGGCCTACGACTGCAAGCGCATGAACTACAACTCGATAAGCTGCGCCGCGTCCAAGCTGATGCGCGACCCCCGAATCGCGCACAGAATCCAGGAAATCCGAGACGCGGCCGCCCAGGAGTGCCGCTGGGAGCTGCAGGACGCCGCAGCGCCGCTGTTCGAGGTGCTGGACGGCGCGCTGCCCATCTTCCGCCGCCAGGCGGCCGAGGGCAGCATCAACGGCGACGCGCGCCTGGCCATAACCGAGAGCGTGAAGCTGCTCAACGATATGTTCGGCGTGGACGGCGCGAAGGCCGCAATGGCGGAGGCGGGGGTGACCATCGTTGACGACCTCGGTTAGGCTCTCGGACGTCGTGGCGGCCGTGTTCGCCGGCGTGTGGCGCTCCATCAAATCGAACGAGTTCACGCACTACTGGTTCAAGGGCGGGCGCAACTCCACCAAGTCGTCGTTCATCTCCATCGCCATCGTGCTGCTGATCATGCTCAACCCGGAGGCCAACGCCGTCGTGCTGCGCAAGGTCGGCAACACGCTGCGCACGTCCGTGTACGAGCAGATAGGCTGGGCGTGCGACGTGCTGGGCGTGGCCCACCTGTTCGACTTCGGGCTGTCCCCAATGGAGGTGACCTACCGTCCCACCGGGCAGGTCATACGCTTCCTGGGATGCGACAAGCCCAAGAAGCTGAAATCGGCGAAGTTCCGCACCGGCTACTGCGCCGTGGTGTGGTTCGAGGAGGTAGACGAGTTCGACGGCATGGACGAGGTGCGCAGCGTGCTTGCCACGTTCCTGCGCGGCGGCGACGTGTTCTGGGTCTTCTACAGCTACAACCCCCCGCGCTCGGCGCGCAACTGGGTGAACAAGGAGGCGCGCGACCTGGAGGCCCACCCGGGAGAGGACGGGCGCTTCATATGCCACACCACGTACCTGGACGTCATAGACGAGCACCCCGAATGGATAAGTGCCACCGCGCTGGCGGAGGCCGAGCGCAGCCGCCGCAAGACCCCCGACTCCTACCGCTGGCAATGGCTCGGCGAGGTCATAGGCACGGGCTCCGAGGTGTTCCCCGACGAGCTGCTGGAAATCCGGCCCATAACGGACGAGGAGCGCGAGGCCATCGCCCTGCGCTCGTTCGGCGTGGACGCGGGCAGCGTGCACCCGTGGGTGTTCGTGGAGGTCGGCTACGACGAGAACGAGCGCGTGCTGTACCTGCTCGACGAGGAGAGCCGCCAGGGCGTCGAGGCCGTCGACCCGAAGACCGCCGAGCTGGTGGCCTCGAAGCTGGAGGAAGCCGGCGACCCCGCCGCAGACGTGTGGTGCGACAGCGCGGCGCGCGGCATGATCCTCTACTACCAGGAGCAGGGCATCAGCGCCCAGAAGGCGTTCAAGCAGGGCCTCAACTCGCCCAAGAACCGCATCAGGTGGATGCAGAACCTGACGCGCGTGGTCATCGACCCCGACCGCTGCCCGCTCGCCGCCAAGGAGTTCCCCGAGTTCGAGTACGTGTCGAACGGGCAGGGCGACATAACCGAGACACTGCCGAAGGTGAACGACGACGCGATAGACGCGGCGGGCTACGCCGCAGGACTGTGGATAAGGAGCAACCTCTGATGGAGAAGCGAGGCAACACGGGCTATGCCGAGGCATGGCTGCGCCGCATGGGATACCAGCCGGACACCCGCATGCAGGGCATGGTGGACGTCTGGTTCGGATGGTTCGCGGCGAACAACGGCTGGTACCACTACAGCGAGCGGCGCGGCTTCCGCGTGTACAAGCGCGAACGCGCGAGCCTGCACCCGGCCGCGCTGGTGGCCGACGAGTGGGCCAGCCTGATAATGAACGAGAGCACGATCATCTCCAGCACGAGCGACGAGCGCCGCGCGTGGATGGCGCGATACTTCGCCAACCCCACGGCGACCGGCGGGGACGGCCAGGAGGCGCCGGAGGACAACGCGCCGGCGCAGCAGCCCACGGAGGACGGCGACGCGCCCACATCGTTCGCCATGGACAACGCCGACTTCATAGCCCGAGCGTTCGCCATGGGGACCGGCGCGTGGGTCATCGAGCCGCGCGACGTGACGGACAGCGCCTACACCCCGGACGCCGACCTGCGCATCGTGAGATACGACGCCACCCAGATACTCCCGCTGACGTGGAGCGCCGACGACTGCACGCAGTGCGCGTTCGTGGGCCGCGTGGAGGTAGGCGGCCGCGACTACGACCAGTGCCAGGCGCACGTGCTCAAGGGCGGCACCTACCACATCCTCACGCAGCTGTTCGACACCCGCACGCACAAGCAGGTGGCAGTCGAGGGCATCAGCGCCGACATGGACACGCATTGCACCCGCCCGCTGTTCAGCCTGGTGCGCCCCGCCGTGTCGAACCGCTACTACGACTACTGCGCGATGGGCGCGAGCGTGTACTGCAACGCCGTGGGAGCCATGAAGGTGGTGGACGAGGCCGCCACCTCCCTGCTCGACCACATCCGCGTGGGCCGCCCGCGCACGTTCGTGGACAAGACCCTCATAGAGGCGAAGACCGGCAAGGGGCCGGACGGCAGCCTCACGAAGACGTACTACGCCTTCGGCGAGGCCGACGACACCATCTTCAGCATGAACCCCGGCGACGAGGGCTCGGCGAAGATACAGACCGTGCAGAGCGACCTCAAGGCGGACGAGAACGCCAGCGCCATCAACACGGGCCTGCGCCTTCTGTCGGTCGCGTGCGGCTTCGGCAACGGCTACTTCAGCTGGGAGTCGCACACGGGCCTGAAGACCGCCAAGGAGGTGTCGGCGGATAACTCGCAGCTGATGCGCTCCATACACCGCCACGAGAACGCCCTGCGCAAGTCAATCGTGCGCCTGGTCAACGGGATGGCGGACGCCTGCCGCAGCATCAAGGGCGAGGCGGTGCCGTACGGCGACGTCACCGTGGACTTCGACGACTCGATCATCAGCGACACGCAGAGCGCCCGCGAGATGGCCATGAGCGAGGTGGGCGCGGGCATCATGTCCGCGTGGGAGTACCGCCGCCGCTTCTACGGCGAGACCGCCGACGAGGCCAAGGCCAACGTGCCCGAGCAGCAGGGCGGCGCGGTCGACATGCTGGGCGACGGGCTGGCCTGATGCTGGGGCCGGACTACATAGAGCACTTCACCGACGCGGCGCAGGGGGCCATGGACGAGTACACCCTGCGCCTGGTGTGCATCTACGCCGCCCTCATAGGCTCCATAGACTTCGAGGGCGAGAGCGCCTACTCCCAGGCCGCCAGGAAGGCGGCGCTTGCCGCCAAGGACGTGCAGAAGGCTATGAGCGAGGAGGGCCGCAGAGCCGCGCGCGAGGCGGCCAAGGCGGCGGCCGAGGCCGTGGCCAAGAGCGCCGAGGCCGACCTGGCCTCGCTGGGCACGGCCATGGGCGCGCTGTCCAAGGCGATGCAGTGGAGGCTGCACAACTCCGCGCGGGCCACGGCGGCGGGCGTTCAGGAGGTGATCAGCCGCGACAACCTGAAGATGCCCGCCAACGTGCAGCGCGCGTACCTGGAGGTCGTGGCCCAGGCCGTGGCGCAGGTGAACTCGGGCGTGGCCGGGTACGAGAAGGCGACCCGCGACGCCGTGCTGAAGCTGGCGCGGCGCGACGTGTCCGTGGTGGAGTACAAGAGCGGGGCGTGGGCGCAGGCGGACGTGGCCATGCGCCGCCACATCCGCACCCAGGTGGTGCAGGCGGGCAGCCGCAACACGCTGGACCTCATGGAGGAGACAGGGCACGACCTCGTGCAGACCTCCTCGCACGGCGGGGCGCGCCCGAGCCACGCCAAGTGGCAGGGCCGCGTGTTCAGCCTGTCGGGCAAGTCCAAGAAGTACCCGCCCTTCAGCCGGACCGGGTACGGCGCCGTGGACGGCCTGTGCGGGGCCAACTGCAAGCACGACTTCGGCATCTACGTGGAAGGCCAGCCGCTGAGGTACGAGCGCGACCCAGACGGCGGCGACGAGAAGCGCGAGGAGCGGTACCAGGCAGAGCAGAAGCAGCGCGAGATCGAGCGCGGCATACGCGCGACCAAGCGAGAGGCGGCCGCCCTGAAGGCGGCGGGGCTCGACAACACCAAGGAGCGCGTGCGCCTGGGCAAGCTGCAAAAGCGCCAGCGCGAGCACATAGCGGCCCACCCCTACCTATCCCGGGAACGCACGCGCGAGGCCGTCATGGAGTCGAAGGCGCGCATCTACCCGCTAGCGACCGACAAGACCTGGGTGCGCGAGAAGTTCATGCCGGGCAAGGGCGCGGGCACCGCCGCCGACGTTAGCCGCCGCGCGGTTAATGGCAAGGCATACCACGACAAGGTGGCGTCCCTTCCCATCCCGAAGCGCGCGAGCGAGGCCGTGTACGCCGAGAGCCGCCGCATCCTGCGCGATCGCGACGGCACGGGCTACGAACGCATGTCCGTGGTCTCGTGGAAGAAGGGCGAGCGCGTCACAGATTCGTTCGGGCACGGCCTGAAGAGCCAGGCGTGCGGCCTGACCGCCAAGCAGGTGGAGGCGTGCAGGCGTACCGAGGGCGGCGTGGTGCTGATCCACAACCACCCCATGAGTTCGCCGCCTTCATGGACAGACATACGCACGGTGGCGGAAAACGACTGGGTGCGCAGCTCGGTGGTGGCATGCCACGATGGTACAATCTACGAAATCAAGGTGAACGACCGCAGCGTCGTGCAAGCGTACGAGGAGCTGCGAGAGCTGGCGAAAAGAGAGTGCCCGAACGCGGGCGGCGATGTCATCGACCAGCTTGCCACCGAAATGCTCTACGAGCGAAACGAGGAAGCGAAATGGTTCAGGCTGACAAAAAAGAAGTGACGCCAGAGGACTGGGTGCTCGTCATAGACGACAGCGCCTCCGAGTCGAAAGCCGCCGAAAAGCTGACCAAAGAAGAGCGCGAGGAGCTTTTCGCCAAGTCCCGCAAGGCGCTGCGCGACGCTGGGCTGATGAAGTAGACCAAGCGACAACCGAATAAACGCACGGCATCAAGGCCGCCCATCACGGGCGGCCTTTTCTTTTGCCTGGCGACACCTCGGGGAAGATGCGGTCACGCGATGGGGCGGCGACAACATGCCCCGCACGCGACCGCGGCGACAACGGCGGGCCATCCAAGCGCGCAGGGAAGCGCGACAACCAAACACGGAAGGAGCAAGCGATGGCGGACGACAACAAGCCCCAGGGCAACGAGGGCGGCGACAACGGCCAGCAGACCGAACCCGCGAAGGAGGTCGTGTCCTACGCGAAGTACAAGCGCGAGACCGACGAGTACCAGGAGCAGGTGAAGGCCCTCAAGGCCGAGCTGGAGCAGCGCGACAAGCAGATCGAGGAGTTCACCTCCAAGGCGGGCAACGCCGACGAGCTGCAGGCCGCGCTCGACAAGGCGAAGGCCGACAACGAGGCGTACAAGGCCGACGCCGAGAAGCGCGAGGCCGACATGCGCCGCGACTTCGCCATCGACACCAAGCTGGCGCAGATGGGCGTGCGCAACGCCAAGGCGGCGCGCGCGATCATCCCGAACATCGCCGAGGCGAAGCTGGACGAGCAGGGCAACCTCACGGGCATCGACTTCGACGCCCTGAAGAAGGACAACGCCTACATGTTCGCCGACCAGCCGCGTTCGAGCGCGGGCGGCGAGCAGAAGGGCGGCGCGGGCTCCGACGGCCTGGCGGACTTCCGCGCAGCTTTCGGACTGACCAACGAATCTAAGGAGTAAATCATGCCAAACAGCATCGAACTGCCCCATGGCTACGAGAACGTGCTCATGGAGGCGTACCGCAAGGAATCCCTGACCGCCGTGCTGGAGAGCGCCGCGCCCACGGGCAACATCGCGCAGATGGAGCAGCTGGGCGAGTTCTACTATCCCGTGTACAGCATGGGCGGCCTGGGCGACGTGAAGGACAACGGCCGCCTGCCCCAGAACAGCGGCGCGTCCCTGACCTGGAAGCCCATCAGCGCGAACTACGACCGAGGCACCATCCTGGAAATCGACCAGAAGGTCGACGCCCAGTCCTTCAACTTGGCGTTCGGCAACGCGGCCGCGCACTTCAACCGCAACAAGGTGGTGCCCGAGGGAGACGCGTTCGTGTTCTCCACCCTGTGCAAGGGCACGGGCATCAACAAGGTGCAGAAGACCTACACGGACGGCGCGGACATGCTCAAGGGCCTGAACGCATCCATGTGCGACATGGACGAGAAGGAGGTGCCGGAGGAGGGCCGCGTGCTGTTCATCACCCCCACCCTGCTGGGAATGGTGAAGGACCTCGACACCACCAAGTCCCGCGAGGCGCTGAACAGCTTCTCCAGCATCGTGAAGGTGCCCCAGTCCCGCTTCTACAGCGCCATCGACCTTTTGGACGGCTCGACGAAAGACGAGGAGATCGGCCACTACAAGAAGGACACGTCCGCCGTGGACATGAACTTCCTGATCGTGCACAAGGACGCCGTTATCCTGCGCTGGAACTTCGCGCACGGCAAGGTCATCGACGCCGAGGACAACCAGCAGGGATTCGGCCACCTGTTCAAGTACCGCAAGTACGGCGTGTGCGGCGTGCGCGAGAACCTTGCGCACTACATCACCGCCGGTATGAAGGCAGCATAGGAAGGAGGCGCGAGATGCGCGTAGTGGGATTGACGTTCGAGAAGAAGGCCGCCGCCAAGAAGAAGGCCCCCGCCAAGGGCAAGGGCCAGGCCGCTAAGCCCGAGGGGCAGCCGAAGCAGGCCACCGAGCAGGCACAGGAGCCGGAGAAGCCCGAGGGGGCCGAGGGCGATGGGGACTAGAGCCCCGACCTACGAGGACTACCTGGCAACCGGGCGCAGGGAGCTGTCCGCCGAGGAGTTCGAGGCGGCGCTCCCCCACGCCACGGCGGCCGTGCGCGACCTGATCTTCCCCAACGAGCCGGACGGCTCCGAGGAGTGGGCGCGCGCGGTCATGGCGGCCTGCGAGGTCGATGCCGCATACGGATGCTCGGGCGGCATCATGGAGGGCGGCGGGTTCACCGTCGGCTCGTTCTCGTGGAACCCCGGTACCGAAGGGGCCAGCACCTACCGCAGCGACATGGAGGCCGCCGTCCGCCGCGAGCTGCTTGGAACGCCGCTGCTCTACGCGGGCATCGGGGGTACCAGATGATGCGGGTGCCGCGCTCGGCGCGGCCCTCCACCATGTCCGTCAAGGTGCCCAGGGAGGGCGGCTACGGCGGCGAGTTCGAGCAGCCCGTCGAGGTGCGCCGCGTGCGCTTCGAGCCCGTCTCGGCGTGGCTCGTGCGCGAGTACGCCCTGGGCGACGGGGCGCAGGGCCTCGTGATAGCAGACGGCGCGGACAGCCCTGGCATGTTCGACGTGCCAGTGGGCAGCCGCGTGAGCATCGACGGGGGCGAGTGGATGAACGTGGCGAGGTGCACGCCCCGCCGCGCGTTCGGCACCCGCCCCCACCACTGGGAACTGGAGGTGAGGTAGATGCCGGCTGCCGTGACTGTCGACCTGACCAAGCTCATGAAGCGTTTCAGCGCGAATGAGCTGGAGGCCAAGCAGGTGAAGTTCGCCATGAGCGTGGCCGAGGACATGAACGCGTACACGCCCGAGGACACCAAGCGCATGCACAACTCCATGAAGGCGGCCTCCGACTTCAGGCAGGGCCTCGTGATATGGGACGCCGACTACGCCGCATACGTTCGCGACCTGCCCGACGGCTCCATCAAACACGACAAGAACCCGAGGGCGCGGGCAGACTGGCCGAAGGCGGCGAAGGACGCGCACGGCGAGGACTGGAAGCGCCTGGCAGTCGACCTCCTGACCGAGGAGGCGTGATATGGCGCCCGACGTGATGGAGGCGGCGAAGGCCGCCATAGAGGCCCTGGGCTACGGCCCGGTGCTCCTCACCCGCCTGGCCGCCTCGCGCGGCCACGACGACGCGGTGGTGCTGCGGCCCATGCCCACGGCCGACGTGGTGCGCCACATGGACGGCACCCGCCGCGTGGGCTACGTGCTTCAGGTCATCGTGAAGGCGACCTCGGAAATCAAGGCCATGACCGACGCCTACGACCTGGCCGACGCGCTGGACGGGGCCGACCTGTCCTCTCCCACGGGCTCCTACGGGTTCACGAGCGCGGCGCTGTACACAGAGCCGCAGGAGATAACGCCCCCGGAAGGCGGGCCGTACCTGTGGGAGTTCCGAATCAAAGCGATCATAACCATAGAGAAGGGATAACGATGGCAAAGAACCAAGACCTCGGCTTCGCGCCAAACTACATGAGCGCGCTGGAGATCGACATCACGCCCGAGGCGGCGACCCCCACGTGGGCCATCTTCTCGCGCGGCATCACCGAGATCAAGCCGACCACGAACGAGACCACCGACACCAAGGACTACTACGACGGCTACGGCACGCCCACCGACGAGGTGAAGAGCGTGCAGCCGCAGTACGAGGTCACGGGCGACCGCTGCTACGGCGACCCCGCGCAGGACTACGTGTCCAGCCTGGCGCTGGAGACCGGCGACGGACGCAAGGGCCACTTCCGCCACACCGACCCCAACGGCGACGTGGTGGAGGGCAAATGCACCTACCTGAACCTGACCGTAGGCTCCCAGCAGGGCGCCGCATCCGACCCCGGCGCGTTCTCCTGCACCATCTCCGGAGCGGGCGCCATGAACTTGATCGAGGCCAACAAGCTGAAGCAGCCCGCAGGCGTGACGTGCACCGCGCCGACCGGGGCCGCCGTCGGCAAATCCGTGAAGCTGGCGCCTGCGGTGACGCCCACCGAGGCGAACCCCAAGTGCTTCTTCGCCTCGGGCAACACCGACATTGCGACCGTGGACAGCGACGGCAACGTGACCGGCGTGGCCGCAGGCGAGGCCACCATCACCGTGCGCTGCGCGTCCAAGCCGAGCATCTGCACGCAGGTGAAGGTGACCGTGGCGGCGAAGTAGCGCCAGGCGACACCAGACATAACCTCCCAGACATGGGGGCGCGGGCTAGTGAGCGGCCCGCGCCCCTTTTCTATGCCCAACGCTCACCGCTCACGAAAGGGGCAGCAAATGGAACTCTTGAAAAACATCCGCGCGTACGAGGACGTGTTCTTCGAGGACCCCGAGGAGAACCCCGACACGCCGCGCTTCCGCGTGTGGTTCGACGACAAGCATATCGAAGGGTACCTGGCCAAGGTCGGCAACGCCATCGACCGCGCGCAGGCCAACGAGCAGATGGCGCGCGAGGCGGACACCCCCGAGAAGGTGGCAGAGGCCAACGCCGCGCAGGCCCGCCTCATGAAGCGCACCGTCTCGGCGTTCATCGGCACCGATGGCTGGGAGGAGCTGCTCGCGTGGATGGGCGGCGACGAGGGCCCCATCGTGCCCGAGGAGAACATCCGCATCCTGGGCGAGGTTTTCGCCACGTTCCTGAACATGCTGGCGCGCCACGCCACGAGCGAGCAGCTGATCGCGTGCGGCCTGGCGTACAGCGACCGCGCCGGGCAGGTGCATGCGCTCAACCGCGCACAGCGCCGCGCCAAGGGCAAGCGCAAGAAGGGCAAGTAATGCTGCCCGACGCGCTCACGGCGGAGCGGGTGCGGCTGCCGGACGGGACCAGCGCCACGCGCTACCCGTGGAACGGCGAGGACGTGCTGGTGCGCGACGACGCGCTCACGATCATCCGCGTCATCGAGGTGCTGACCGACGAGGGCAAGTCCGACGAACAGCGCCGGGACGAGTTCCTGGCGCTGTTCTTCGTCGACTGGACGGACGCGTGGTGCGCATGCGACTACGACGCCGCCGAGTTCGTGCGGATGCGCGACGCGGCGGTGTGGGACATGTGCGGGCTGGACTTGACCGGCAACCGCCCGCACGAAACGCCTCTATGGGACCTCGAAGAGGACGCCGCGCGCATCCGCATCAGCTTCCGGCAGGCCTACGGCATCGAGTGGGACGAGGTGCGAGGGCGGATCAGCTTCGCCGAGTTCGTGGCGCTCGTCGGCGGGTGCCCGCAGGACACGCCGCTCGGCGCCGCCATCCACTACCGCAACCCGGCGACCAAGCCGAAGCCAACCAAATACAACAGGCAGGAGGTCGAGGCCTGGAACGCCGCCCACAAGGCGTTCGAACTCGGCAAAGGCCGCAGCTCACACGGCTCTGAGGAAGGAAGCGACGCGGCGATGCGCGATGTTTTCGCCGCGCTCAAGAAAGCAACGAGGTGAGCATGGACGGCAGCGTCATCATCAAAGCGGTGCTCGACACCGTAGACGTATCCAAGAACATCAAAGCCCTGGAGCGCGACCTCCAGGGCATCTCCTGGAAGAACATAACCGAAGGCGACGAGAAGGCGGCGAAGCTGTCCTCCTCGTTCAAGAAGGCCGGCACCGCCGCCACGCTGACGCTCACCGCGCCCGTGGTGGCCGCCGGCAAGGCCGTGTTCGGCGTGGCAAGCGACTACGAGCAGGCCAACGCCCGCATAGCCGCCGCGTTCGGCGTCTCCGGCGAGGAGGCGGAACGCTTCAGCGGCATAGGCAAGCGCATCTACGAGGGGGGCTGGGGCCAGTCCCTGGACGAGGTGAACGACGCGCTGATCCAGTGCAAGTCCACCCTGCGCGACGTGTCCGACGAGGACCTGCAGACCGTCACCACCAACGCGCTCATGCTGTCGCAGACGTTCGGGGCCGACGTGAACGAGTCCATACGCGGCACCAACGCCCTCATGGAGGGCTTCGGCCTGTCGGCCACCGAGGCCAGCGACCTGCTCACGGCGGGCATGCAGCGCGGCCTGAACTACACGGACGAGCTGGGCGACAACCTGAGCGAGTACAGCGTGCGCTGGGGCGAGGCGGGCATGAGCGCCAGCGAGTACTTCAGCCTGCTGGAGGCCGGCACGTCCAACGGCGCGTACAACCTGGACAAGGTGGGCGACTACCTCAACGAGTTCCTGACCGCGCTGGCGGACGGCCGCATGGAGGAGTCCATCGGCTCGTTCAGCGAGGGCACGCAGGAGGTCTTCGAGAACTTCAAGAACGGCAGCGCCACCGCCGAGGACATGCTTCAGGCGGTGCTGGGCGACCTGACGCAGATGCCCAACGAGTACGACAAGGCCGCGCTGGCCTCCACCCTGTGGTCCTCGCTCGGCGAGGACAACGCCATGGGCATGATCGAGTCCCTGGCGGGCGTGCAGGACAGCTTCGGCGACGTGGCCGGCGCCGCGGAGCAGGCCCAGGAGGCCGCATCCGATAGCTTCGCCGTGAAATCGCAGGAGGCCATGCGCGAGCTGCAGGGCTCCATAGAGCCGCTGGGGCAACCGCTTCTCAACATCGCCACCAACGTGGCGGGCGTCGTCAAGTCGTTCTCCGAGTGGTTCGCGGGCATCGGCGAGGGCGGGCAGACCGCCGTGCTGGCGATCGCCACGATAGCGGCCGCCATAGGCCCGGTCCTGTCGACGGTCGGCACCGTCATAGACACCGTGCCCAAAATCGGGGCCGCCTTCCAGGTGGTCGGCAAGCTGGGCACCGGCGCGCTGGGGCTTATAGCCGCCCATCCCGTGGTCGCGGCCATCGCCGCCATCATCGCCGCCGTGGTGCTGCTGTGGAACAACTGCGAGGGGTTCCGCGACGCGGTAACGGCAATCTGGGACGCGGTATGCCAGGCGTTCCAGGTCGCCGTCCAGGTCGCGGGCGAGGTCGCGCAGTCCGTCGGCGGGTTCTTCTCCCAGCTCGGCGAGACGCTGGGCGGAATCTGGGACGGGATATGCGCCACGGTTCAGGGGGCCATAGAGGCCATAGCCGGGTTCTTCCAGGGGATGGCCGACACCGCCGCGAGCATCTGGGACGGCATCTGCAACGTGGTGCAGGTGGCGGTCATGCTGCTAGGCGAGATATTGAACCTCGCCATAGAGGTGCTGCTCGCCCCGTGGACCTCCATCTGGGAGAACTTCGGCAGCCAGCTGAGCGCGGCGTGGGACGCCATATGCGCGGCGGTGGGTGCCTACCTGGAAGCCGTGAGCCAGAACATCACCGCCGTGCTGACCGTCCTCTCCGAGTGGTGGTCCGCCGCCTGGGGCGCGATCGGCTCCGTGGCGAGCGCGGTGTGGGAGGCCATCAGCTGGGCGGTGTCGACCTACATCGCCGCCGTGCAGACGAACATACAGACGGTCCTCGGCATCATCCAGGCGGTGTGGAGCACGGTCTGGGGCGCTGTGAGCGCGACGGCATCCAGCATGTGGGGCGCGATCAGCTGGGCGATAGGCGCGGCCATAGACGCCATCAGCTCCACCATCTCGGCGGTGCTGTCGGCAATCCAGGCCGTGTGGAACTCCGTGTGGGGGGCGGTCAGCTCCACGGCGTCGAGCGTATGGGGCGGCATCAGCTCGACCATATCCGGCATCGCGAACGGCATCCGCGACACCATCTCCAGCGTTTTCAGCGCCGCTCGCGACACGGTGTCGAGCGTGTGGGACTCCATCAGGAGCGCCATCGAGTCGCCGATACAGAGCGCCCGGGACACCGTGCGCAACGTCATCGATACGATAAAGGGGTATTTCAACTTCTCGTGGTCGCTGCCCGACCTCAAGCTGCCGCACCTGTCCGTCAACGGCTCGTTCAGCATCGACCCGCCTTCCGTCCCGAGCTTCGGGCTCAGCTGGTACGCGAAGGGCGGCGTGTTCAACGGCCCTAGCGTCATCGGCGTTGGCGAGGCCGGGCCGGAGGGCGTTGTGCCGTTCAACGAGAGGGGTGCGCGCCCGCTCGCCGAGGGCATCGCCAAGCTGCTCGACGGCAAGGGCGGGGCCGCGCGCGGCGACACAAACGTGACCATCAACGTGTACGCGACCGTGCGGGAGGAGGCAGATATCGAGAAAATCTCCCGCCAAATCGCGAAGGAGATCAAACGGCAGGAGTGCTTCGCATGATATACAACGGCTTCGACTTCGGGCCATGGTTCGACACCCGGCTCATGACCCGCTCGCTGCTACCCGACTACGACATAACCACCAGGACCGTGCCTGGCACGCCCGGCGAGCGGTTCATGCGCGCGGACCTGAAGCCGCTGTCCATAGACGTGACGGCGGCCTTCCGCGCCCGCCCCACCGACGACATGGCGGCGGTCCGCCGCCTCATGGCATCGAGGCTTCTGTGCCTGAAGGAGGCGGACCTGTGGCTGGACGACGAGCGCCACCTGGGCCTGCGATACAAGGCAGTGCTCACGTCCCCCGGCGAACTCGACACGCTCTGGCACACGGGAGAGGCGACGCTGACCTTCACCGCATACGACCCCATAGCCTACGGGGCGGACGCGCAGGCCACGTTCTCAGGCACCTCCTCGCTGCAGGTCGGCGGAACGTTCCGCACGTACCCGGTCGTGACCATCACGCCGGGCGGCAACACCTCCACGCTGCGGCTGACGAACATGGACACGGGGCAGTACGTGCAGGTCGACCAAGCCGTATCGGCATCGACCCCGGTGGTGATAGACATGGCCGCGCCGCAGGCGACGGTGAGCAGATCGGCGGCGCGCGTGACGTTCGACAGCGACTTCTTCTCGCTAGAGCCCGGGGCGAACGCGCTGCGGGTGTCGAGCGGGACCGCAGTGGCGAGATGGACGGAAAGGTACGTGGGCTGATGCTGCTATGGGTCACAAACAGATGGGAGACGTACAAGGGCCCCATCAAGACGCTGTTCGAGTGCAAGGACACGCGCGAGGTCAACGGCGAGAACGCCATGAGCATCACCACGCTGGCGCGCCTGGACAAGGGCGACCGCCTGGTGTGGCGAGACCTGAAGGGCCGCTGGCACGAGAACATCGTGGACGGCGTGGAGGAGGAGCGCGCGAGCGCGGGCATCCTCTACACGTATTACTGCCCCACCTCCGCGCAGGTCGAGCTGCTGGGCGACTACCTGGAGGACAAGCGCCCCTACGACGTGAGCGCATACACCGCGCTGGCCTCGGCGCTGTCCTCCTCGCGCTGGCAGGTCGGCACCGTCGATGACCTCGGGCAGGCGGGCACGAACTTCTACCACACCAACGCATGGGCGGCCATACACGACGTGGCGGACGCCTGGGGCGGCGAGCTGTCGTTCGAGATACAGGTGAGCGGCACCAAGGTGACCTCGCGCCGCGTTTGCATGGCAAAGCAGGTCGGCGAGGACAACGGCAAGCGTTTCACCTACGCCAAGGACCTCGTGAGCGTCCGCCGCAGCGTGGACGAGGGCAACGTGTGCACCGCCCTGTACGGCTACGGCAAATCCCTGCAGATCACCGACGGCGACGGCAACCTGACGGGCGGCTACGACCGAAAGCTGACGTTCGGCGACGTGAACGGCGGGCAGAACTGGGTGGGCAGCGCCGACGCGCTGGCCCGCTGGGGGCGGCCCGACGGCAAGGGCGGCAAGGCGCACGTGTTCGGCGACGTGGAGTTCTCCGACTGCGAGGACGCGGCCGAGCTGAAGAAGCTCACCGAGGCGCAGCTCGCGAAGTCGTGCGTCCCGGTCGTGTCGTACACCGTGGACGCCGTGGCCCTCGCCAGGGCCGGCGAAGGCTTCGAGGGCGCGGACGAGGGCGACCTCGTGACCGTGCTCGACATGGTGTACAACCCTCCCCTGCGCGTCCAGACCCGCATCACGAAGGTGGTCGAGGACCAGCTGCGCCCCGGCGAGGTGACCTACACGTTCGGCAACTACCAGACGGTCGCGGAGCTGATGGCCGCGCAGAAGTCCGCCGCCAAGTCCACCGCCTCGACCATCCGGGCGACCGTGGCCGACGCCGTGAACGCCTCGAACAAGGCGTCGACCGGCAAATGGGGCGAGAGCCTGGCGGCCGCCGAGGAGCGCCAGAAGGCGTACACCAAGGAGGTCGGCGGCGCCGCCAAGGACTACACCGACCAGATAAGGGGCGAGCTGGACAAGGCCCTCAAGGAGTACGCCGACAACGGGGACACCACGCTGGAGGAGGCGCTGAAGAAATACTCCGACGACGGCAACCTGACCCTGGACGAGGTGCTGCGCCTCTACACCGACACGTCGATAGAGCAGAGCGAGACCGTCCTCAAGCAGATAGACGAGGCCAACAAGGAGTACCTGGAAGGCGTCACGGACAAGCTGGACGAACGGCTGACGAGCGCCGAGGGCGAGGTGGAGGGGCTGCAGAACCAGCTCGACCAGCTGCCGACCGATATCCGCAAGAAGATCGTGGAAATGCTCAACAGCGAGATAAACACCACGGGCGGCTGGGTGTACGAGGAGCCGGGCCAGGGCATCCTGGTGTACGACAAGAAGCCGGAGAACGCGACCAAGTGCGTGAAGATAGGCGGCGGCGTCATCGGCGTGGCCAACTCCAAGTACTCCACCGGAGCCTGGAAGTGGCGCACCGCCATCACCGGCGACGGCGTGACCGCCGACGAGCTGACCACGGGCAGAATCAAAGGCGGGAACTCGTACTGGGACCTCGACAGCGGCGCCTTCTACCTGCGCGACGGCTCCATCTTCATGACGGACAGCAACGGCAACAAGGTGTACATCAACGCCACCAACGGCTTCCAGATATACAGCAAGAACGGGTCAATCATCGCCGGCACCGTGCTGGTGGGCGACACAGCCATGTTCCGCTGCAACATGGTCGGCACGTCGTCCACGAACTACATCACCACGGGCACGACGACGGACAACCGGCCCGGCGCGTCGTTCGTCAACGGCACGGCCGAGTACTGCACCATCGAGGCGCTCCACGCGGTGGGCAACCCGATAAAGACTGCGACCGACGGCGTCGGTATATCAGCATGCGGCTACGGGTTCCTTAGCGCGAACCGCTATTACCGGCAAACGAGGCTCACGACCCCCTACTACAAGGGGCATATGAGCCTCCCCGACGAAATGCTGTACATGAGGAGCGGCAACAGCAGCGGGGGCGGCTCGCCGTATGTGAAGCTGCAGGAGAACTCAAGCAACTACCTGTACCTGGACAACGGGCGTGCCGACCTCGGCGCGTCGGGCACCGCCAGGATACTCGCCCCGAAGTTCGCCATAGGAACCAGTCCGAGTAGCGGCGGCACCTACGGGTACACGGGCTCCACGCAGTTCATCGGGTGCATCACCAACAACGGCAACAACTGGACGTGGGGCACCATCAACGTGGTGAACGGAATCATCACCGGCATGAGCAGCATCACGGGAAACTAGACCAGAGAGGAGACGGAATGTTCTACCACCTTGTACAGATGCCGGAGGCCCCGCAGGCGCTCGACGGCGCGCCGGAGCCGCCCGAGGCGCTGCCGGTGCTTGAATGCATCAGCGACCCGGCGACGGCCCGCGCCATCGTGGAGTCGGAAGACGTGTACGAGTTCGACGGCAAGGGCGGATTCGCGCTCGTCTCAAGCCCCGTGGCCGTCATGGACGTGGAAGGAGGCGAAGCGAACGCCGTGGACTTCTCGGCGCTGACAGACGAGGAGATATGCGGGATACACAGCGTGCAACCCGGCGACACATCGCAGACACTCATGGCCGAAGAGAAGGAGTGACGCATGGCAACGCACGAGATCACGCTCAACCTCAAGAAGACGAACATAGCGCCGCCGGTCATAACGGTGCACCAGGGCGACAGCGCGGAGGTCCTGAAGGCCGCCATCTACGACGGCGACAAGAAGGCGGCCCTGACGGGCTGCAAGGTGCACCTCATGGCGGCGAAGCCCGACCACACCTACGTGGAGCAGCAGTTCACGGGCATCAGCGACAACGTGGCCATCGTGACGGTCAACCCGGCGGCGTTCGGCGTCGCCGGCCTGCTCAAGGTCTGCTACGTGCGCGTGCGCGACGCGGCGGGGCTGGACGCGACCACCGAGAACATCCTCGTGAACGTCCTCCCCTCCGCGAGCGCGACGGGCACCGTGTCCGGGCCGTACGTGGACGCGGTGGAGGCAATCGTTGCCGACCTGAGGTCGCAGCTCGCCGACGTCACCGCGCTCAACACGCAGATGCAGAAGGCCGAGGCTTCGCGCGCCACCGCCGAGAAGCAGCGCGCCACCAACGAAACCGCGCGCAAGACCGCCGAGGGCGGACGCGTGGAGGCGGAGAAGGGGCGCGTCACCGCCGAGAGCGCCCGCGCGACCGAGGCCGCTCAGCTGAAAACGGCCTCGCAAGCCGCCACGGCTGCGGCGAACGGCGCGGCCTCGAACGCCAACGCGGCGGCAAACACCGCATTGCAGATAGCCAACAGCGTGGCGCAGGGCAGCGCGGGCAGCTCGGACATGGCCAAACAGAAGCAGCAGATAGCCGACCTGTACGGCAAGCTGGCCGACGCCACGGACACGTTCATCTACGACGACGGCACCGTGTACTGCCCCGCCTCCAAGGCGAGCGCATCTGGCAGCACCGTCACGTTCGGGAGCACCTGCACGGCGTCCGGCACAACCCTCAACCTCAAGTAGAAAGGCAACGAAATGGCACAAGCGAAAACCCTGTCGGTGGGCGGCACCGGCTACGAGATCATCGACCAGACCGCGCGCGACAACGCGCAGACGGCGCTCAACAACGCCGAGTACAACCGCCAGGGCCAAATCGGCAAGTACGGCGGGCAGAGCATCGCGACCATCCTGGCGGGAGAGATCGGCAGCGGAACCGTGTACGACGCCCTGCACAAGCGCATCGCCGCCGCGAACTTCGCGGGCCTTCGCGTGGGCGACTACCTGGACGTGCCCCTCGTGAGCGCATCCGCCGTCGCCGCCCAGCAGTCCGTGCGCTTCCTGCTCGCCCACATCGACCCGTACCTGTACTGCGGCGACAACAGCAAGGGCCACCACATCGCGTTCGTGGCGTCTGCTCCCGTGTCCGTGGCCAAGACCGTGACCGGCGTGGCCAACGACAGCTTCTTGGCATGGAACACGACCAACACGAACCAGGGCACCGCCGACCGGAAATGCCCCTACCCCAACAGCAACCTCAAGGCGTGGGAGACGGCCTTCGAGGCGTGCCTGCCCGAGAGCCTGACCAAGTACCTGCTGACCCAGCGCGTCCTGCTTGAGGAGCGTTACAGCGCCAGCGGCGCGCTCAACGACTCCAACTCGTGGAGCTGGCAGGATATCGGCAAGGTGTTCTCGCTGTCCGAGATGGAGGTGTACGGCTGCCCAGTGTGGGGCACCAAGGGCTACAGCGTCGGCTTTGACTGCCAGTGGGACCTGTTCAGGGACACCGCGCACCGAATCAACGGAACTCGGTACGGTTGGTGGCTGCGTTCCGTTGCGTCGGGCTCCGCGTCCGGCGTGTGCTGTGTCGGCAGCTACGGCACTGCCTACTACCCCTCGGCGACGAACACCTGGGTTCGCCCCCGCCCCGGCTTCCTCGTCGGCTAGCCAGCCGAGTGCTCTATACTCTGCTTTTAGGCGACCGCCTTGCGCGGTCGCCTCCTGCCCGCGAAGCGGGCCGTTTTTTTCCGCCAGTTTCCCCAGGAGGTGCACGTGAGCGGCGTCTACCAGCGCAACCGCGAGGTGTCCGAGTACAAGTTCTTCACACAGGCCATCGCCATCCGCGTGGAGGTTAATAAGCTGATGGCGTCCTCCTCAGTAGTGCCCAAGGCCTACAGGCTGCTGAACGCGGTGCCGACCGTGGAGACGGCGCGCAGCATCGTGTACAACGTCAACCGCGCCGACTGCTTCTATCCCAACAGCTCGTTCAACGCACTGGAGAGGAAACGCTACCTGACGCTGGCCATAGCGGACTGCGAGCAGCTGATGCTGGACATGCAGTGCCTCATGGATATCGGCCTGCCGGTGAACGCCAACCGCTTCGAGGAGCTGGCGGCCATGGTCGAGGAGGAGATCAGGCTGCTGAAGGGCACACGCAAGAACGTGCGCGTGACGGGCAAGAAGTCCACCGAGGAGCGCATAGCCGAGGCCGAGGCCGAGCTAGAGCGCCTGCGTTCGCTATAATGGGCGGCGGTCCCGTCTTGCATATCGGTACAATTGGTGGCTGCGTTCCGTTGCGTCGGGCTCCGCGTCCGGCGTGTGCTATGTCGACAACAACGGCAATGCCAACTACAACTCGGCGACGAACACCTGGGTTCGCCCCCGCCCCGGATTCCCTTACTGCCAGACCGAGTAGGCCAGCGGGCCGAAAGCAGAGCGCGGAGAGGAAGGAAGGCGCGACCATCGGGCGTATGCCCGTAAATACGCACCCCGCGAGGGTGGCCGGACGCTGCTTGCATGGCGCGGCGCTCCGTGGCTTCGCCGCGTTTCATGGCCATACCTCAAGCGGCTGCCAGAGCCACATTGCAAGCCGTGCGGGGTGCTCTCTATGAACTCGGAGCAAAGAAGGGCCGCACGCCGCAAGCGCCGCGAGGAGAAGCGCGCCAGGGCCAAGGCCGAGCGCGTCAAGGCGTGCACGCTTGAGACCGTGGCCGACCTCAACAGCCTGTGCAAGGCATCGAAGCAGGCCGCGCGGGGCGTCATGTGGAAGTCGTCCACGCAGAGGTACATGAGAAGCTACCTGCGCAACGCCGTCCTGTCCCGCCGCGACCTTTTGGAGGGCCGCGACATATGCCGGGGTTTCATCCGCTTCGACCTGTGGGAGCGCGGCAAGCTGAGGCATATCAGCGCCGTGCACTTCCCCGAGCGCGTGGTGCAGAAGTCGCTGTCTCAGAACGCGCTCGTGCCCGCGATCGTGCCAACCCTCATAGCCGCCAACTCCGCGAACATCAAAGGGCGCGGCACCGACTACGCCCTGAGGCTGCTCAAGCGCCACCTCGCCGACCATTGGAGGAGGAGCGGCGGCGAGGGTTACATACTGCTCGGCGACTTCTCGGACTACTTCGCGAGCATAGCGCACGCCCCCGTCAAGGAGCAGGTGGCCGCCGCGCTGCTCGACCCTCGCGTTATCGCTCTGGAGCACCGCCTGCTGGATGCCCAGGGCGAGGTCGGCCTGGGGCTCGGGAGCGAGCCGAACCAGATATGCGCGGTCGCGCACCCCAACAGAATCGACCACTACGTGGTCGAGATGCTGCGCCCCGAGTCTTACGGGCGCTACATGGACGACTTCTACCTGATACACGAGAGCAAGGACTATCTGCAGGTGTGCCTGCTGCTCATAGAGCGCAAGTGCGCCGAGCTGGGCATCGAGCTGAACCCGCGCAAGACCCGGGTCGTGAAGCTTACGCGCGGGTTCACGTGGCTGAAGAAGCGCATCTTCTACACCGAGGCCGGCCGCATAGTCATGAAGCCGTGCCGAGACTCCATCACGCGAGAGCGCCGCAAGCTGAAGAAGATGGCGCGCATGGTCGCCGAGGGAGTCATGACGGCCGAGCAGGCTGAGCAGAGCTACCAGAGCTGGCGAGGCGGGCTGAAACGGCTGGACGCGCACCGCACCGTGCGGACCATGGACGCCCTGTACCGCAGCCTGTTCGGAAATCCCGCGGGGGGGGTTGCTCAATGCAATCCAGGCCTGGAGGCGACACGGATGGGAACATGCCCCTACCCTAGCAACGGAAGGAGCGACCCATGACGGAACAGGAAATCGCCGGGGAGATCAACGGCTACAAACAGCAGCTTAACCAGAGCGACTACAAGGTCATGAAGGCGGTGGAGCGCATCTTCTCCGCATCGTCCATCACCGACCTGCTCTCGGCCATCTCGGCGGCTGCCAAGGAAATCGCCGAAATCATCGCGCAGCGCCAGGAATGGCGCGCCAAGATCAACGAGCTGGAGGCCGTGGAGCCGGACCAGCCGGAAGCGCCGCAGGCGTAGCGGGCGCCCCTTCGGAGGCGCTTTTCTTTTGCCCGGCGACACCTCGCGGACAATCGCGGCAGCGATTCGAGGAGGTGAGAAAACGAATGACCGACGTGCTGGAAATCTTCGCGCCGTACGGCCCCGGGTCGCTTTTCGGCGCGCTGCTCGTCCTAGTGGTCCTGTACTTCGGCAAGCAGTTCCTCGAAGAGTTCAAGGCCCAGAACGAGCGCAAGGCGAACATCGACCTCAAGCGTGAAGAGCGAAAGCAAGACGAGGTGAACGAGCGGGCGCAGCGCGACCGCGAGCGCAGCCAGATGGAGGGCCGCATCGCCGCGCAGATGGAACGCAGCAACGCGCTGATGGAGGCTATGAAGGCGCTCTGGAGCCCGTCGTGACCTCCAATGAGGTGCTGCACGCCGACCTGGCGAACAGCCAGGCGCGCAGCCAGGGCATGGCGGCGAAGGTCGACCACATCGCCGACCGCGTTGACCTGCTCTACAAGGAATCGGCTCGATAGAAAGGAATCCGAAATGACAGAAATGCAAGCAATCGCAGCCATCGTGCTGTCTTTCGCCGTGCCGTTCGCGGTGCAGCTGATCAAGACCGAGGCCATGACCGGCAAGGCCGCGCGCATCCTGGCGCTGGGCTGCTCGCTCCTGGCGGGCGTCGTGACCGGCTTCGTGGGCGGCGTACCCGCAGACCCGGGCGCATGGGTCACGTGCGCCTTCGCCGTGGTAGGCGGCGTGCAGGCGGCCTACACGCTGTTCAAGTCGGTAGGCATCACATCCAAGTGGCTCGACGCCCTGCTGGGCGTGACCGTAGGCGGGAAGGAGTAGGCAATGGCTAAACTGTTCATCATCTGCGGCCACGGCGCTGGCGACCCCGGCTGCTGCGCAGGCGGCTGCACCGAGGCCGAGCGCGTTCGCGCCCTGGGCCAGCGAATCAAGGAACTGGGCGGTTCCGAGGTCGAGCTGGGCGATACGTCCCGCAACTGGTACGCCGACGGCGGGCTTAACCGCCTGAGCACCGACGCGCCAGTGGTGGAGCTGCACATGGACGCCAGCGGCATCGCCACGGCCCACGGCGCGCACGTCATCATCAAGGAGGGCTTTGAGCCTGACGAGTACGACAATGCGCTGGCCGACAAGCTGGCGGCGTTCATGCCCGGGCGCTCCGAGAAGCTGGTGCGCCGTTCCGACCTCGCGAACCCGAACCGAGCCGCCGCGCGCGGCATCAACTACCGCCTGTGCGAGAACGGCTTCATCGACAACGACGGCGACCGCGAGAAGTTCAACGGCAACCTGGACGAGCTGGCGCGCATCTACCTGGAATGCTTCGGCATCACTGCTGGAAGCGCCCCCGCAGCCGTCCCGCAGCCGCAGCCTGCGCAGCAGGAAACGACCGAGAACTTCGGCGGCACCTACCGCTGCACTGTGGACTACCTGCGCGTGCGCGACGCCCCCGGCCTGGGCGGCACCGAGGTGGCGCACTATTCCAGCGGCGAGACCGTGACGCTGGATAACTGGTACAAGATCGCCGACGGCTACGTGTGGGGCCGATACACGGGCTACAGCGGCGCAACGCGCTACATCGCCGTGGGCAAGGCCACGGGCAAGCCAGAGGCCGACGACTATCTGGTGAAGGTGGGATAGCACATGCCGTACCCGAGCCCCGCAGACGAGGAGCGCAACGGCGGGTGCGGCCCCATCCTCGCGGCGGTCGTCCTGCTGTTCATCGTCCTGGCCGCCGCCAGCTGCGCGTCGCAGGCCATGGGAGCGCAAGACGTGACCGTGAGGCAAGCCCGCACGGACGGCCCCATATACGACCTGCCCGAGGGCATCGGCCAGGAAATCGTGTGCGACGAGCACAACCGCGAGTACCTGCTGCTTACCACCGAGCAGGGCGGCGTGTTCCTCATGCCGTACATGGACGAGGACGGCAAGCAGGAGATCATGCCGCAGGCCTAGAACGCAAAGAAGCCGCCCCGTATGGAGCGGCTTCTTTTTATTCGACGAGCAATATGAACGCCCGCCTAACGACGAACACCTGCATATGTTCGCCTACTGAACAGTTGGTGGAGCTGGCGTTCATTCGGTCGAACACCTCGCCACCTGGACCTATAGCGCCAGGCAGCGACGGATTATCGCCCAAGCCGGCAGAATCGTCAAACGTGAACGCCACGCGCACGCCGTCGTCATCGTCGGGGCCGCCCAGCACCACGCGCGCCACGAACGTGCGCAGGAGCTGCGCGTCGTCCACCTCGGCGGCGGCCATGCCCTCAAGCCAGAACAGCGCGCGGTCGTAGTCAAGGCGGGCGGCCTCAAGGGCCTCGGCCGTGCGCAGCTCGTCCTTGAGGAGCGCCTGCCGCTGCTTCAGCGCGTCTATGCGCTCCTTGCCGCCCGGCGGCGCGATGCCCGACTCGATGGCCGTCCATATGTTGGAGAACGCCGTCTCGATCTTGGCCAGCTCGCCCTTTATGGTCTCGCTCAAGGGCTTCTCGTCGGCGCGCTCCTCCTCGGCGTCGGCCAGCATGCGAGCGATGCGCTCGCGGCTGTCGGCGCTGCCCAGGGCCTCGCGCACGGCGTCGGCCACGCGCTTCTCCACGACATCGCGGCGCACGGTGCGCCCGCAGCTGCGGCAGCGGTAGTAGTGATAGGGCCTGCCCGACTTGCCCGTGCCGCTGGTGCCGGTCATCAGCCCGCCGTCGCGCCCGTCGTAGAGCTTGCCCGTGAGCGGGAAGTCCCACGCTTCGGTCTTGGCGCGGGGCCTGTGCGAGTCCTCAAGCATCCGTATCACCCTCTCCTCGTCATCCATAGGAACGATGGCGGGCATGCCGCCGGGCACGACCACGCCCGCGTAGCGGTACTCCCCGCCGTTCTCCCGCCGCATCAGTATGCGGCGCACCGTCTGGAAGCGCCACTTGCCGCCGCGCTTGGTGCGGTACGGCTCCCAGGCGCGCACCACGTCGGCCACCGACTTGCCCGACAAGACCATGCGCACGCCCAGGCGGATGGCGGCGGCCTCCTCCTCGTTGACCACGTAGCGCCCGTCCACTATGTCCCAGCCGTAGCGCACGCAGCCGTTGGCCATGCACCGCTCGGCGTTCTTCTGTATGCCGTCGCGTATGCGCTCGCCGTCGAGCGCGCTCTCGTACTCCGCCAGCACCTCCAGCATGCCCAGCTGCAGCACGCCCGCCGAGCCGTCCGAAATGTCCTCGCCCGCGTACAGTATCTCGACGCGGCAGCGGCGCAGCATGATGCGCGCCATGGCCATCTCGTCGCGGTTGCGCATGATTCGGGTAACTTTATATATGACCACGAAATCGAACAGCCCTCGCTTGGCGTCGGCCATCATGCGCTGGAACTCGGCGCGGTCGGTGTTGGTGCCCGTCTGCGCGAAGTCGCAGTACGTGGCCACCACGCGCAGGTCGTTCTCGGCGCAGTAGGCGCGGGACTTCTCCACCTGTATCTCGATGGACTCGCCGCGCTGGTTGTGGCTGGAGAAGCGGGCGTATATCGCCGCACGTCCGCCCATGGCTACCTGCCTAATGTGTAAAGAGTTGGCGGAGTATCGCCTGTCGGACTCGTTTCGCTGATTCGGGAGACGACGAGTTCTCCGTTAACGACCTTTGAAGTCACTTTCCAATAGTGGCCGAACGCGGCACCGCTCTCGAAAAGCGCGTACTCGCTTTCAATCCTTCCCGGATTCCCGTCCGGCAACAAGCTGGCGGTCATCCTGATATGGGCCCTCGGCGACCGGGGTTTGCGCATCATCCCGGAATCGTATTCAAACCGGAACGGAAACTTCGACACCCGACCGGTTTTTTCCGTAAACGGGATGCACCGAATGCCGCAAAGCGGAAAACGCAACAAGCATTTATAGGAATCCGATAAATCAGGCATAGGGACGGAAAACTCGGGAAAAGTAGCAAGGGAATGAGCATCAGCAAGCAAACTGTTGGCCTGACGGGAATCCGGGAAGGATTGAAAGCGAGTACGCGCTTTTCGAGAGCGGT